CGAGCAGCCTGTTTGTATTTTCCAATCCATTGTTCAAAAATCTCACGTCCGTGCAACGAGAGCTCAAAAGCCGATGTTTCCATGTTTTCAATCGTCCTCTCCTCATGGTCAAAGTCGCCCTTCACCCAATTGGTCATCTCGAGAACAACGGACAAGTCCAGTGGAGCTATGTATTGATGTTCGTCTTCGTCCCACTGAAACCCACGCTTGAGGTAGCTAATTTCGCCGATGGAACGGTACGGGATCATGTCACCGGTTTTTGCCTCATCAGTGTATGTCATACCCATTTCCTTATATCCCTCGGCAATGGTCAACTGGTTAAAGTGGTCGATGACAGCGTCAGAAATGTTGACACAATTGTCATCCCCATACGAGACCATGGCGACATGCTCGTTGAAAGCCTTCATCGTGCAATACTCTTCAGGCATCACCGTGAGCCACACGTAACGCATGGAGATGGAATTGTAAAGCGAGTTGAGGATCGCCGTAATCGGACATCCAGATGGTTGGGAGTGTGTCCACAAGTAGACATTGTCTCCGCAGACATGGACCGAGTTCACAATCTCTTTCCAGAGAACACGCCTGATTTGAGCATTTTCCTCGCCGTCATCATAGAATTTGTTCACAATTTCCACGACTTCAGCAAGAAGCTCCAACACAAGGGTGCCATCAAAGTTGGAGAAGTCTCCCGCGATCACTTTGTCACCTTTGCTACGCAGCCTTTTGGCAGTCCGCGTCCAATCCAGGGAATAAGGGTTGGTCCCGATAGAGATCTCATTCTCAATCCTGTTTTTGGCGCAGTGAGCAGCAAAGCCGAGAAAGTATTTACGAAAAACCAACGTGTAAACCATCGGCCCTGCAGCGAAGACTCTCGTCTTTGCGGCTCGAACTTTCTCCAATGGACGTCGTTCGTCTTTGAGCGTGTCAGTCCAGATGGTAGGCGTACGCACGTTGTTCTTTGCATTCTCCTCAACTTGCTTCATCATCTCCTTAATCCCTGGATCCAACTTGTACTCCGTGTCTCCTAACCAGCGCATCTTTCCAGGCATCCCCTTCTTCTCTCGAGTCAAAGGGAATCCAGGGGAAGACTTGCGGTTAATTGGTGCCAGAAACGCGTCTCCCTCGACTCCAGCAACCGCCTCATCATCAGTGAGCACACGAGCGTGGTCTGGCTCTGGCAAAGTGTTCACAATGCGCTCCACGTCGTTGACAGCAATAGCCAAACGCGTAGCATTCAAAGATGGCGGAATTTTTCCGGCCTTCTTAAGACCTTGCTGCATTGGGTCCACAAGCACGCCGTTCACCTTTTGTGGTTGCAAAGCGCTTGGTGCCG